CACTTATTTCCCCCCAAGGCCTCTGGAAGGGCCGAGAACGGCCCTATGGGGCCCGAATACCACGGGGAAGGGTTTGCTTTACCCAGACTTGAAACGGCCCGTCCTGCGCGTGTTGTGGGGTCCTATGGGGAAGAAGCTGCGGAATGGGTCAAAACAAATATGGGTCTTGAATTGTTCGGGTGGCAGCGGTACGCGCTAGAGCGAGCACTTGAACATGACGCCGATGGGCATCTCGTGTGGCCGCTAGTGATTATCACGGTAGGGAGACAGAGCGGAAAGTCAGTTCTGTCCAGGGCAGTGTGCATGTGGCGTCTGCATCATGCCGGACACTTTGGCGAACCCCAAACGATCTTGCACGTGGCGAACAAGCGAAACACAGCGATGGAAGTCATGCGACCAGCTGGGCTTTGGGCGGTCAATAACTACGGTAAAAAAGCAGTCAAGTGGGGAAACACCGAAGCTGGCATCGAAACACCTGACGGTAACCGGTGGCTCATCCACGCCGCGAACGATAACGCGGGCGTGGGTTACTCGGTCAGTATGGCTTTCCTCGATGAAGCATGGCGCATTAGTAAATCCACATTCATGGACGCAATCGCACCAACTATGGCGATGAAGCAAGACCCTCAGGCTTACCTCGTCTCGACCGCTGGAGACTCAGCTAGTGATCTCATGCAAACGTATCGGCAGTCCGCTATTGACGCGATGGGATCGGACGATCCAGATAGTGCCGAGATTCTTATTTTGGAATGGTCCGCGCCAGTGGATGCAGACCCCGACGACGTAGAAACTTGGCGGTGGGGCAGCCCAGAATGGTCCGAAAAAAGAGAAACCTTCCTGCGGCAGCAATGGCAGAATGTCGAGGTCTCAGCGTTCAAGCGACAGTACCTGAACCAGTGGATTGCTCGGGCAGATCATTGGCTCAAGGATTCATGGTGGAAAGAAACCACCAGCACCGACGAACTTCCAGCCGATGCAGTGTGGACTGTCGCTCTTGAGTCTGACTTTGACGGCATGGGCCATGCGGTAGCTATCGCCGCACAGGATGACCAGGGGAATGTGATTGTTCGGGCAACTACGCACAGGACAATCAAGGAAGCTGACGCGCAGTTGTCTAAAATTAGGCGCGAACATCCCAGCCTATATGTGATCGTCACCCCTGGATATGTGGACAGGCTCAAAGAGCGTTTCGATTCTTTGGTCGGTCAGCGTGAAGCAGCTGCAGGTACACAGACTTTGCTCGATCTCTTTGATCGTCGAGCGATCAAACACGACGGCAGCCAAACCCTTTTAGAACACTTCTCGTCGAGCACTATCAGCCGGAGGCAACAAGGCTGGGTGCTCAGTGCTCCCATGGGCAGGAATGGGATCTACGCGGCAAGGGCAGTCATGTTTGCCGCATCCCAAGCGATGAAAGCACCACGCCCGATCGCAATGATCCGGACACGCCGACGCGCATAAACTCCGCAAATAACACTAATGTCATTCCCGTCTGGTATATGCGCTATTGTGACCACGTGGCGTTACCTCGTTCACTCCGGATCGTGAGGGATCAGCGTTCGATTGCTGAATCCCTTTCGCAGCCGACCCCCGAGCCGGTCCCTCACGTCCGCGAGGCCTACGCCAATCCCTCACTACTTTCGATCCTGTCAGCAAGTAAAGGCCAAGGAGTCACAGCCTCAGTCGCCCTACAGGTTCCAGCGTTCGCCCGAGCACTCCAGGTCTACACTCACACAATCGCCGCGTTCAGCTTGAAAGAATACGTCGGAGAAGACCAAGTCGTCTCTCGAGCTTTCCTGCAACAGCCGTCAAAGAAAACCACATACACGGCAGTCATGACGCGCACAGTGTCCGACCTTTTACTTTACGACGAGGCATACTGGTATATCACCGAACGATCATGGGACGGATTCCCTAGCTCAATCTCATACATGCCATACAGCCAGATCACTTTCGTCCCCACTAACCCATACGAGCCCATTCCAATTTATGGAACGTTGTACTGGAATGGTGTACAGGTCCCAGAAGCAGACGTCATCCGATTCGACGGTGATGGTAACGGCGGTTGGCTCGCCTATGGATCGAGCGCAATCTCCACAGCTGCAGCACTAGAACAAGCAGCGTTCCAATACGCGGTCAGCCCACTGCCACAAATCGCACTCAAAAACACTGGAGCAGACCTTCCCGAAAGCGTCGTCGATTCACTCCTCGATGCGTGGGAAGAAGCCCGCCAAAACCGATCTACCGCATACCTGAACTCGACAATATCGGCGGATACGTTTGGCTGGAACGCGAGAGACCTGCAACTCGTCGAAGGACGTAACGCATCAGCGACCATGATCGCCCGCCTCTGCAACCTCGATCCAGTATGGGTAGGCGCAGGCGTCAGCGGATCAAGCCTCACCTACTCAAACCGCACAGACCTATACCGTCAGCTACTCGACCTCTCACTTACTCCAGTGATGAAAATGATCGAGGACCGTCTCTCCATGAATGACGTGACCCCTCGCGGACACGAGGTCGATTTCGATACGACCGAATTCTTGAAATCTAACCCTCTAGAAATGGCACAGATCGTCCAGACCTTGCTACCACTGAACGTGATAGACATTCGAGAAGCCCGCAACATGATCGACCTTCCCGACGTAATGAACCTACCGAACCAGGGGCCACAGTGAAAACTACCCAGCACGACACCGAGCTCATAGTCGAAGTCCGCGAAGACCAAACCGGCGACGTAGTAGCCACAGGCTACGGACGCGCAGTGCCATACGGTCAGGTCACGAACGTCGGCGGCATGAAAGAATCATTCGCGCCAAACGCTTTCGACCCAGCCGATGCAATCGGCAAGCCATTCGCATACCGTCATGGCGACCCTATCGGCGTCATCACCGGCGCAGAAAACAAACCAGACGGCCTATACATCGATTTCAATATCGTGAACACAGCGCAAGGACGCGACGCCGCAACCCTTATGCGCACAGGATCTTCCAAAGGCCTATCCGTAGGATTCCAGCCCGTAAAATCAGTGATGAACCGCGCAGGCGATGCAGTACAACACACGCTCGCCACCTTGCTCGAAGTCTCACAAACCCACATGCCTGCATACGCGACCGGCGTATCCGCAGTAAGAGAAGAAGAAGAGGAAACTGAAATGTCAGTTGAAACTGTTGAGGAAACCCCAGCGGTTTCCGCAGACATCGAAGCCCGTGAAGCAATCGCTAATGTTCGCGAAGATATCGCGAAGCTCAGCGCATCCATCCACGTCGCTCAGGAAATCCACCCACTCGCACAATTCCGCTCACTCGGCGACTACCGCATGGCAGTCCTCAACGGTGAAGTAGAAGCCCGCGCACTATTCGACCAGGTGACCGGCGACAACCCAGGCGTCCTTCCACCAAACTGGTCCACCATCGTTCGCGGAATCTTTGATCTCGGATCCCCAACGATCAACGCTTTCGGCCGCGTATCAGCCGGAACCTCAGGAACCACGTTTAACTGGCCTTATTGGTCAGGCGATTTGACCGCGATTGTTGCAGAACAGGTAGATGAGAAGGACGAAGTAAACAGCGTCCAAATCTCATTGCTCAAGGGAACCGCAACGCTCAAGACCTTCGCAGCAGGCTCGGACATTTCCTACCAGTTGCTCCAGCGTTCAACCCCAAGCTACGTCGATGCACATACCCGCATCATGCTCAACTCATACGTTCAGGTCACTGACATCGCGTTCATCGCAGCCGTCTACGGCGCTCGCACCCCACTGAACTACAACATCGCAACCGACACAGACGGCTCAGACTTCCGCGAAGCAGTGTTCGCAGCATCGGTAGACGTTCAGACCGCTACAGGTATGCCAGCCGAATTCGTGCTCGTATCACCTGCAGTGTTCAAGAAGATCGGCGGCTGGTCCACGTTCTTCCCAAGCAACTACGGAACCTACAACGTCTCAGGTACTGCCACCGCAGGCAGCCTCGGCGTCAGCGTTTCAGGTCTCCCAGTAATCTTGGACCGCAACATCGGCGGAAACGCAATCCTCGTATCGAACAGCGAAGCAGCAAAGTGGATCGAAGACGGCCCACGCCTCGCATCAGTCGAGAACGTTGCACAACTCGGACGCGACGTAGCTGTATATGGTTACGGTGCAAGCCAGATCATCAGCGAAACCGGCATTGTTGGTCTAGAAGTTGTTGTCTAACTAAAACGAATTAGGAAGTAGGGCTCCACAATGGCACTCGTTACAGGTGAGGAATTAGCCGAGGCATTAGACCTCGACTACGACCCACCCTTCGAGCCATACGATCAGATCGCTGCCGCAGCGGACGACATCGTCGGAGCCCTACTTACTACCGGTGCATATGAGCTCGAGCCACCTTCCTGCAAAGAGGCAGCCCTCTCGGTAGCAATCGAGATCTACCAATCACGATCAGCCGCAGGCGGTCAAGCCGTAGCCACTGACTATTCCCCAGGCCCCTACCGTCTCAGCGTTTGGCTCACTCGCCGCATTGCTGCACTCATCGGGCCATACATGAATACTCGGGGAATGATCGGATGACTATGGCCCTCACGACGGAATCGAGGACCGCGCTCATTACAGCGTTCTCGGGAATGGGATACAAGGTCTACGCCGCAATCCCAAACGTCCCCACGCCGAAAAGCATCGTCATCATTCCAGACGCACCTTGGATCTTGCCCAACCGCATCGGGTCAAGCCTTTCGTATGAAGTGTTCTGGAAAGTTATTGTCACAGTCTCGCCAAGGAATAACGCAGCTGCAGAACTCGACGCAGAGAACGCAGTGGACGCAATTCTTTCGGCGATCCCAAACCCCTACACGTTTACGCGAGTAGGTCCGCCTCAGCTGACCGACGTCGGCGCACAAGGCACAGTAATCACGACCGAGATAAACGTCTCGGTCCGAATGAAGGAGTAAAACCATGGCAGCAGTCGGCGTCGCTGGATCTACGTTTACCGTAACGATCGGCGCAACACACTACGAGGATCAGGTAACCACAGGTACGGTTACCACGACCCCAACCATTACCCGTACTAAGACTCTGGGCGACGTGAATTTCACCCAGACAGATCTCAACAGCACAATCAGCCTCAACTTCTTATTCGATGAAGATTCGGGCATGTACCACGCACTGCAGACCGCTGCAGCTGCAGGGACATCCATTGCGCTCGTTATCGACTCAACCGCTGGTGGCACTTGGACCGGCGCACATATGTACATCGACTCGGTCGATATGAGCATGGACGCCGCAAACGTGGCAACATGCACAGTTTCAATGCAAGGCACAGTAACATTCGCCTAACCAAACCCAAGCGAACGAGGTAACGCACACATGTTTCCAAAACTAAAAATAACGCTCGAAGGATCAGAACCTCAGATCGTCCAAATAACCCAAGCGGATATGTGGACATACGAGGAACTATCCAACGGCAACACAACCGAACACGGCATGAGGCTCACGCTTGCCTACTGCACACTTGAGGGAGAACCTAAAAACCTCACGCAAGTGAAGAAATGGGCGCGTGAGAAGAATGTCATG